TAACAAAGGTGTCCAGCGGGGCAGGTAGGACACAAAGAACAAGTACACTAGCGCAATAACAGAAGAAAGTTCGCCGAGGAAAAAAAGCAATATACATCAGTCGAGTTCCCTGCCCCGCATATAGAACAGAGGAGTTCTCATGAGAGTTACATTCAGTGAAGAGATACGTGATGCCGTGGAGGTTATCATGCGCGCCCCCACTACCGATCAGAAAAAGAATGAACCCGTTCCTGCTGTACCACAAGAACGGGTTCACCCTGAGAGTAGATCAGATCAGCCTTCTTATGCTATATGAAGCATGGCTCCGCATTTATAGCACGGTTACAAATTGCCGGGTCAGCACCTGAGCATAGGCTTTACTCAGGGGAAAGAAGAGCCTACCATATTGGCACTGGTAGATCATCAACGCGATTGACCGTGGACCCTGAACCATTTTACCGTGATCTGATACCGGTATTATACTATGTGTGTCAAACCTTACTGGGTAATTACCCGTCCTTACTGTCTTCTAGTTCCGTCAAGTGACTAGAGATCCTGCCAAGATTTATGAATCCCAGTATCATCTGAAGCGTTTTATCTATTTCTTCCAGTGCTCCCTTGCTACTGGCTTCTAATCGTGCCCCATCGTGTGGCGAGTAAAGCACCAGTCGCACCAACTCTCTGGCTAGGCGTAGCCTGGTGTGGTCCTCTAAATTACGCAGGGCTTCCCAGTGTTCCTGCAGGTTCTCATCGCCTATCATTATCATTGCTTGATCCCCCTTGGTTTTGGTGGCCATTATCCTACACCCTTTCGTTCACTTAATTCCATTATCCTATCGCCTTATGGTTCTCATATTCCTCTGCCCAACGCTCCAGTGCCAACATTGCTCTCTCACTTAATTCCATTTTAAGGGGTACTGGTTGTGCAAATTTGTATGCTCGTACTACATCGTTGAAGTATTGAAGTTCAAAGAGGAATTGCAAATCACCAGATTTGTACAACTGATTGAGTTTGTAGGCCAAGCCCATGCTGCCGATAATCGGGTTCTTACTCCTTGCAAGACTGTAAGGGGAATCACCCAAAGCTAATGCGTGTACACAACGGATGGCTTTTTCTGGGTCTACCCTTAACCTCAGTGCTAATAGCTTACGTTTAACCAAAGAATAAGCCATTTATCTAACCCCCAAAACAAGATATCTAAGCACTATATTGGTATTAATCGCTTCCATTATCCTATATCCTCTACTTCTTCTAATATATTCTCTATTTCATCCCGATAGCTCGTGCGTATATTGAGGCAATGACGTAATTTAGTTGTGAAGGCATCGACATACTTAGACACCTCTTCATTTTCGCACATCTGCCGTAGGCGTCTAGTGTCTCCTTGGCCAATCCATGTTTCAAACGACTGACATATCCAGGCTATCAAGGTAAACCTCATGGACGGTAGCGAGTTGTTTGCGCCTGGCAATCCGCCTGATTGTTTCGGTCCGCCAAGCAGTGCCCTCGTGTCGCTGTTCACCTGCAACCTCTGCCATTCGCCTTGGACGGTGGTAAATAAGCGCGTAATGGGATGATGGGGTTCCTTCCGGGTTGAGCCTCCAAGGGTAAAGATCTCGAAGAACTCCTCGACAAGCTCTTTACCGTAGTAACTGCGAAGGACATGATAAGTACCGGCCAGGATAGGCACGGCTATGTGCGCGTCATCCTTAATGCGCTTGGCTTCCGCCACGGCGACCTGCAAATTTATGTTGTCCTGGGCGATCCGCTTACCTACCTCGTTACGAGGTGGGGTCATTGTATTATGATATAGCTGATGCAGCATCTTCACGGTTGCAGCCATCTCCTTTGAGTTGGGTATCCCCTGACCCCTGATGACAGCTTCCAATGAGCGTGGGCGGCCTTGGTCAAAATAGGAAGCCGCGCTCTCCGGTAGTCCTGATATTACTAAGCAACGTATGCCGCCCTTGCCTGCATCCACGATTGCCCTTAGCCGGTGTTGGCCGTCTAGCAATTTACCTGTGTCAGCAATGTGAATGGTTGCCAGGCTCTGAATCCACTCGCCTTTATGTATAGCCTCGACGTAGGTGTTAGACTTAGCATGTGATATAGGCCTCTGTATGCCCACTTGATTGGCCAGCAGTGCTTTGGCTCGGACGATATCTATGTGTTCCCATGTTGCTTGCACCCGATATTGATTGCCAAGGACATCTTCATACCACTCCATTGTGGGTGTCTCTGTTCTACTATTTATCATTATCCTATCTCCTCTATTTCTATAATTGTATTTTCCTTATCTCCTGCCTCGTAGTACAACGAGTAGGAAACATTGAACACTGAGTCATCCTCAAGGACATTAGCGGCCACGATGCCATCAATGTATGCCTTGGTAGCGGCCATCAGGTTGTCCATATCACGCCTTCTCTTGTCCTTAGAGACGTATGTAATGGTGATGTGGACCCTATGGTATGGCTTAACTGGAACACCCTGCCTTTTAGCAATTACAAATGCTTCTTCTTTAGCCTCTCGCTTGGCCTTATACAGCATCATGTGATGGATCCTGGCATTGGGACTAAGCCGGGAATCCGGCAAGTGTCCCAGTTCAATCTTAAATTTGTTCATGTTACATTCCTAAGTTCATAGGTAATGCTATTGATCCCAGTCGCTTACTAGCTAGTGCTAGGTACTCTGTGCTTAGATCAGTTCCTATTCCCCTTCTGCCTAGTCTCTGAGCCACAGCCATTGTGGTTCCTGACCCTGCGAATGGATCAAGCACCACCCCACCAAGAGGACAGCCAGCCATGATACATGGCTCGACTAACTTCTCTGGATAGGTAGCAAAGTGGGCTTCTGGATATGGGTGCGTGTTAACTGCCCACACACTACGCTTGTTAGCACCTGTTATTTCTTGTATGGCATCAGTATCATAGTAGTATCTAGCGTTCTTAGTTAACAGGAAGATATACTCATGTGCTTTCGTTGGTCTATCCTGTACGCCCTCTGGCATACTATTGGGCTTGCTCCAGATTATATCTGAGCGTAGATACCAACCATCTGCCTGTAATGTAAAGGCTACACGCCAAGGGATACCCACTAGGTCTTTCGGCTTCAACCCATTCGGAACGGCAACCCTTTTCCCATACTCGGCATCATCAACATAATTCTTGCTAATACTTCGGTCACTTCCAAGCCCCTTCCCGCTTCCCGCATAGCTATCCCCAAGGTTCAGCCATACAGTACCTGTGGGTTTGAGTACGCGCCACACTTCTCGGAACACAGCCACCATGCTGGCACAGTATTCCTCTGGTGTTGGTTCTAGCCCTATGCCGTCACTTGTCTTGGTTGCTCCACACTTTTCGCAATGGTTAGCATATTGTATAATGCCTTTGTCGCTGTCTGCTTTTGATGACCCATGAAACCCATTGACGTTTTGCCTTCCCCCATCATGTCGCGCTACTGTCTTTGCGTGATCGCAGTCAGCGTTACCGCCAATCCATTCACCTAATCCATAATCTCTAAGCCCCCAATAGGGCGGGCTAGTAACAACGCAGTCAATGCTTTCATAGGGTATCGGTAACTGCCTTGCATCAGCATGATACAGTGTTACATAAGTGTTGTTAAAGACTTCTTGCATATCATTCTCCCTTTGTTTGTTCATGGCATCCACACTTACATATCGCTAGATCGCATCGTGCATGGTCAGCGTGGTAACACGGCCTTGAGTAAATTCTAGGCTTCGTCAAAGTCCACCAGCTTCCAATGCATTTGATCGACAGTCTTAGGTGCTTCGTCCTTCTCCTTGGCCCGTTCCGTTATCAGTCGTTGCAATTCCTTCGTTATGGCATCAGCCACATAGATACAGGACTGTTTGTCCCGCGGTATGTTAGGCATCGACGTATTGTGTACTGGCGAAATATTGCCTAGTTGGATTTCCAGACGATCCATCCACCTGCCCCTTGGTATGGCCGCCACACGCACATTGACTGGCAGGCACATAAAGCCATCAGGGTCCGCGCTCCACGGACTCACCGCGTAGTACAGCACGAATTTGTAGACTGCTGGGTTCGCTCTGTGAAAAACTCGTGATCTGGTTATCATGTTTCCTCGTTCCTTCGCTCTTGTTCTGTCACTCCGCGTATTTCATCAAAGGTTTCCTGCAGTAAGGCTTGGCACTCCGCACAAAAGCTATCTTCCTTAGTCAGTTCGTGTGCAAAGAACTCCCTGTTGCAACTATGACACTTACTCCTGCTCATTGTTCTCTCCTTGTTTTGTTAGTACGTCGTTAGTGTTATTGGGCTTGTTGTCGCAGGTACGTTCCCTTTGGCAATGTAGCCCTGCGTGGATTACGTGGCTTGCCTAAGCCAGATCGGATCTGGCGCACACGCTCCCGGCTACGCCCTATATGGCGCGCTATCTCGCTATCTGACATGCCTTCCTGCCATAGATTATCCACCAATGCCCACAACGCTCCGCGTTTGAGATGGATACGGCTATCTTTGCCGGCCAACAATGCACCGATGTCTACATGCAGCTTTTTATTAACATCGTATCCTACCAACGTACCCACATGTATGCGCTCGTACAGGGCAGATGCGGTTATCCCAAGCATTGATGCGGCCTTTGCTATAGGGACAAGTTTCTCTATCTTTTGCATTACGATCCTTTCTCTTTATGATTCTTCAGCACACAGGCATCGCACGTTATGATTGCTGCATCTATGCAGTAGCCTCTAGTGCAGACGCACTCGCTATCAGTAGGGAACAGGTCGTGATAGATAGACTCTATCGCATCCCATCTGTCCCTGCCGTCATTGAGTACCTTGTATTGGTTAGCAAGCGTTGCCTGGGACCCATCAAGCCACAACTTAATGGCATCCGGCTTGCTCATAACATCTATGATGTCAGCCTTATTCCTGGTCAACATCTCTATGACAAGAGGATCCACAGAATGCGCTCTTGTAAGTCTGAGCTTATCTCCATTCACTGTAAGCGTGACCTCGTGCTGCCTGGCTAATGCCAGTAACCCCACGGCCTTCTCTAGCCAGTCTGTGTTAAACCTCTGTGTCAATGATTGTGTCTCCTGTCATCCTTATTTTCCATAATCCGTTGGCCATCTTCTCAAACAACTGGTCGTGTGTAGACAGTTCCTTGCTGATATGGCTTGATGTTTTATCCAACTCGGCGGCAATCTCGTTGGGCTTCATGCCTGTTGGCGATGTTTCCAGTAGGTTCTTGATGCGATCCACGACTGTCATCTCTGACTCTAGTCTCGTGTACTTCACGTCACGCCGGTCCAGATAGGCAGCGTGGTTCACGTTGTCAAAACTCAGCAACCATCCTAGTGGCTTGACGAGCTTAGAGTTATTAGCCTTCCTGTGAAACAATGCAAACTCTAGCGATGCTTCATCCTCTCCCTGTTCCTTCTTAGCTTCAAAGATTTGGCGAGAGTTGTTGAACTTATACACAGACCCAAAGAGAGAACCCTCTTTATTGGTGTGGTCTATGCACAGTGATGTAACACCTAGTGATCTGAGTGCCATAAACATACGCAGTACAACTTCTGCGCTCTCAGGCTCACCCATACAGGCACTACCCAGGGAGTCCAGTACGATAAAGCGAATGTCGTGTTCCTTCACCAGTGCCATAATCTCAGCTATGTCTGCTGCTAACCCCTGGCTCATGAATTTGTACCAGACACCACTATCCTGCTCTGGGCTAAGGCCCATGCCCTGACGCAGCATGAGAATGCGAGATGTTATCTCGTTGAGATCAGTTTCCCAGTCAAGGTAGAGTACAGTTGATTGTTCCACAGTCAAACCGCTTCGGCTCAACCCCTCGTGTATCAAGACACTCAGGTACTGTGCCATCCACGACTTGCCGGATGAACCCTTCCCATACAAAAGGGTAGGGTGTCCATACTGTATCAATGGTTCTACCAACCATTTTTGTTCCGGGTCTACATTTTGCAGGAGATCCCCTGTTATCTGTACAGCAGGTACTCCAATTCTCCACTCCTCTAACACCGCAACTGACAATTGCTCAACCACCTTGTCCCAATCCACCTCTGGGTCCCTGTCTTCTAATGCTTTAGCAAATGTCTTCCTATTGGATGGGGACGTTAGGATAACCCGGCCTTGCTTCATGTGTCCTGCTGAGTTGGGTCGTGCGGATTGCACCCACACTTCTGCCCTTAACTCGTGGTTAGAATCTTCCTTAAACCTACTGACACTGGCAGATATGTGCATGTTCGGCCATTCCAGGCTGTATATGCCAGACCCACCTTTGATATTAAAGGCATAGTCATGTGTTGGCGTTTGATCTTCCGGCTCGTACATCCATGCCCCCTTTCACAATAGTTTCTTTTTGCTCTACCAGCTTGGGCTTTGGTGGCTTAGGGGACATGGGTCGCTCAGACGCACGATGGCCCCAGAATTGCGCTTCCCTTTGTAGTTCTACCGATTCCTCAAGTAAATCAGCGTGTCTCTTGAGCTGTTTATTGCGCTCGTGTTCTAAAGTAAGTTGCTGACAGTCAAAGCACAGGTCTTCTGACATAATGCCATGCATACCACCGCACTTAGGGATGCCCATGCGTCCACCTCTAGGTGTTCCCATCACGCACCCCCCGTAGTCAACCGAAATAATTGTCTCGATGCCCGAAAGAGTTTACTGCCATACTTAAGATCCACCTCTACCACATCCACGCCAGAGCCATCCCTCATCATGTACGCTATGCACCCTTTGGTGGGTGCGTAACGACTGTCAAGCGCACGGAGTGCGTCAGCATAGGCAGCAAGTTGGGCGTATTCTTTGAGGTATCCACCGAATCCGTTCTTCTCTTTCTGAGAATAGTAACTGTTGCTCGCCTTAGTCTTCCAATCCCATAGCGTAACGATGTCACCCGGATTATCCACTGAGACGGCATCAATTGTACCGCCGTACCGCAATTTGGGGTGGTATACGAACTGTTCCGATACAGCCCAATCATGATTAAGGCCAACGGTGTTGAGCCATGCCACAAACAACTGGTCATCTTCATCGACCACCCCATGCTTGATATACTGGTCTATTGCCTGGTGTAGGCGATCACCTTCTTGTCGTGCAGCCGTACTGCTGCGTGCCGGTGCGCCCAGATCACCACCATTGAGTCTCGCCTGTTGCAATGCCCATCCCATACCTGCTCCGAATAAGTCACCATCTACCCATCCGGCTATCGTTGTTACAGAGCGGACCTTCTCGTTGTCACTGGCTCCGTGACTGCCAATCCAGTATTTGTGGGCCGTGTCTCTGGATATACTGACTGTTGATCCATTTGTTAGTGGATGGTGTTGTGTTTCATACTCTCGTTGTGTGCGTTGACTCATACCTCATCAACCGCAATGTCTGGTGCTTCTTCTGTGTCTTCTGGAACAGATATGATCTCCGCATCCGCTATTCTGGATTGCTGATGAAAGAACCACTTGTCATACAGGTACACATCTTCTTCAAACACACCTGAGCCATGCTTGACTACATAATCCATAGCTCCCTTAGCGGACACTTGATTCTCTATACTCGACTGTGTTTTTTCTGCGTGTGACTTCTTTGATGTAGCAGGGGCAGTAGTCCATGTCTCTGGATCTTCCATGTCACTTGACTGAGTCGTGGGTCCATTGCTTATCGGTCGATCACTTCGGACAATATCCTTGGCATTGAGAAAATCTGCACCGCCTGGAGTCTTGTTAGGTTTTCTGACAAATTTTACAGTGATCCGTTCCCCCACTGCCATAATTTGGGCCACTGAGTACGCGATGTTGTCGTTAGACCATACCGCTATCTTTACTCGCTCTCCACCATCCGGCAGAACATAGAAGTTAATGTACTTATTGGCTCCGGAGTCTGTTGGTGGAAACTGGTTGACCAGTTCACCCTCAATCGACTCTAATGCTGTCCTTATCTGTGTTGCCATTGCTACTCTCACTTTCTTCTATTCGATTTGAATATCCTTTTAGGGTTAAGCACTCATCGAGTGCCTGTTTGGTGTATATGCAATACTGCCTGTTGATACCGCCGATCCATATCGGCTTTATGTATCCTTCCCATCGCCATCTGCGAATGGTGTCAATAGACACGCTCGCTGATTGCCCACCGCAATAGTCCGCAGCTTCACGCGCATTATATAAACGAACACGTTGCTCCCAGGGACTACCGCATTCGCCACATTCCCCATCCACGTTCACTATACTTTCCATAAGCATCAACTCCTTTCTATATGTTCTCGTATCCTATCATGCTATGGCATTCTTCGTCAAGACCTAGCCTTACAGGTCAGTTCTATAGTTCCAATTAATTTCCTTGACATTCTCTGCCCATTCTGAGACTCGACTAGCAAACCTGGCTAGGTTTGGGGCAGTCACCTCACCATTCAACCACTTGTTTAACCGGGTGATCCTGTTGCATCTTTGGCACGTTAGGTTGTCCGAGATATGAATTTTCTGGCTCTCATCAATGGTCAGCTTCTCAAAGACCCTATGTAGATCATTGGCCACGGTCTTAAATTCATCGACTGCCATGACAAATTCATACC